TCCTCCTCGTCGCGCTCGATGACGTAGTAGGTCACGGTGCTGATGATCATGCTGTTGCCTCCTGTGGTTGTGTGCGTGCGTTGCGGGCGCGGTGCGCCTGTCGTTGCTCGGGGTTGCGTGCCATGTAGTCACGACGTGCATCACGCCATGCGAGCTTGCACGCATCGCAGCGGCAACCGTGGTTGCTGTAGCCGCCGGCCGTGCCGCACCACGGGCCTGGGCCACGTGTGTGGTGGTCAGTCTTCGCCGGCATCGTCATCACCATCCACAGTGAGGAAGACGCTGCCGTCCTCCCACTCGAACGAGCCACCCTCGGTGTGCTCGTTCATCGTCTCGATGAGCTTGGTGGTCGCCTCGTCCATCGACTCGCGATGGTTGCCGGCCATGCCGTCGTCGTTCTCCTCGGACTCGGATGCACGGGCGCGCCAGACGCGAGGGTCGATGTCGTCGTGCAGCTCGATGTTGTAGGCGGCGGCGAACTCGGCGAGGTGGTCCTCGGCGTACTGGCCGTGGATGTCACCATCGACGATGATGCCTGGGTCGAGCTTGATGCCGTTGAACGTGATGTTGGTGGGTGTGGTCATGTTGGCCTCCGGTGGTAGTAGGGGATGCAGAGCTGCGTACATGCGAGCGCACTCGTTGGTCAGTGCCTCGATGTCCTGTGACGCCACGAGCTGACACGAGAGCGTGCAGCCGGGCGCTGTGTTGTTGATCCAGTGCAGACCGATGTGTGGGCCACGTGGCACGAGGATGAGACCAAGGTTCGAGATCTCGGCGAGCTTGTTCATCATCAGTGCCAACGAGATCTGCCACTCGTGGCGTTCGATGTCGACGATCATCAGCTCGTTCGTGACGATGCCCCGAGCTGTCTCGACGACGAACTCGGGGTCACCATGGGGCAGCTCGTGGCGCTCGGGCGCCACGTCGTCACTCACGTCGCCCACGGGTTCTCGTGCGTGCGGAAGTACTCGACAGCCGCTGTGGCGCCGGCCTCGGTGCCGATGTACACGGCGACCTTGCTCGACTTGCGCCGTGGGTTCTTCGACTTGACCGTGCGATGGAGATCATCGATGCAGCCGCGGCGCACCATGGTGCTGAACAGCGGGCCGATCGTGTTCTGTGTCGAGTTGCCCGTCGTGTTGCCGTCGACAGCCACGAGCTTGCCGAACTGCGTCACCTCGTCCGAGCTGAACGGCTCACGAGTGAGGATGCACTCGTACATCATCCAGTCGATCTTCGGGTTGCGTGTGGTCATGCGTCCTCCTCGGCACGATGCGGCCAGCACTCGTCGCAGAAGATGCGGCCAGTGCCAGCCTCGGGATCACACAGATCGACATCGGTCCACGTGCGCCCACAACGGACACAGGTGATGACCTGATCGTCCTCGGCGACCATCTGTGCCAGCCGGCGCAGCTCGGGCACTGTAGGCCGTTGTGACCTGAGCGCCTGTTCTAGACGTCCCTCACGGCCCTGTGCGTGCGCCTGAGCGCCTGTGAGCACTGAGAGTGGTTCAACGTCGTTGCGTGTCTCTACGGGCACCACAGGGGCCACTGGCGGCACGATGCCGGCACTGGCCGTGTTGACGTCGTGGCATTCGAGGAGCACGAGCTGTCGGTTGGCATCGATGCCGGCGATGGTCCACACGGCATCACCGTGCTCCTCGCGGATGCGTGTGCCGATGGTCATGCGTGCGGTGATCATGCGATGACTTCCTTCCATGTTCTGTCGTTGATGATGTCGGTGGCGTCGAGCTGCACGAGCTTGAACCCGAACGAGGCAACGGACACTGCCGTCTCACCGATGACGATGACGTCGCCGACGCTCATGCTCGGGCAGAGCTGGCCGTCGGGGCGATCGTCGCGGTTGTGGAGCATGAACAGCACCTCGGCTGTCTCCATCAACAGCTCGGGCGTCACGACGAACGGCAGCTCACTCGTCCACCCACGTACGAGCCGGTCGCCCGGCTCGTACGCACGCATGAAGTGGCTGTCGATGTTGGTGTAGTTGGTGTAGCTCACGACATCAACTCCGTAATCAGCGTGCCCGCCTGGTGCGTGGCCGCGGCCCAGGTGAACGCCTCGCCCTCGCCCAGCAGCTCGTACTGCTCGGTGATCCCCCGCCACACCTTCCAGGCCACGCCTGTGGGTTGAGGTTCGAGAGTGATACGCAGCTTGCTCGGCACCACCATCTCGGGGAAGACGAAGTGGCCGTTGGCGCTCGCCTGGGCGAGGTCACGTCCCTTCCAGTTCGTGCCGCGCCACCCGCAGGTGGCGCAGCGTCCGTAGTACACGTCCTCGCCGCGCACGACCTCGTGCAACGTCTCGACGCGGTGTGTGCGATCGCTCACAGCGTCACCGCCTTGCCGGCCTCGGTGAGCACCCACTCCTGGGTGACGTACGGCTTGCGTGCGCCGAGCGGGTCGATGGTCTTCTCGTGCACCTCGACCAGTCCACGCTTCACGAGCGTGTCGAGGATCCGTACGGTGCCAAGGTGGCCGGTCCACACCCAACCACAGCCGGCGAAGTAGTTGCCGTGGCGGCGCAGTGCGGCGAGCACCGAACGCTGGTTGTCGCCGAGCGGACGGTTGACGGGGCGCACCTCGGGCGTCTGTACGGACTGGCCGTAGCAGCGCTGTGCGACCTCCTTGAAGATCTCGTAGACCTGCTCGGAGAGGTCGCGCTGGCCACAGGCATCGAGGGCGCTGATCGCCTTCTTCAAGTGGCCGTTGATCGTGCTGACCTCAGGCTCGGTCAGGCGGGTGAGTGTGGTGGTGGTGGTCACGGTGGTTCCTTGGTGGTGGTGGTTGGTCAGATGGTGAAGGGGATGTCGAGGTGGGCGGCGAGCGCCTTGCGACCGCGACGGTCGTTGCGCACGTCGAGCAGCGCACGGGTCAGTGCGGGGATCGAGGTGCACGTCTTCGAGCCGAACGGGCGATGGTCGCCGAAGCGGAGAACGGCGTTGAGGAGCTTCGGGCCGTGGGTGCGCAGCTCCAACGAGTCGTAGCCGTGGACGGGCCGTGTGCCATGCAGCCGGCGCAGGACGGTGAGGTGGTAGGCGACTCCGTACGAGTACTCGTTGGTGACGTCCAACTCCTGAGTGATCTCGAAGCGGGCGGCGAGCGCGAGCGCCAGCGCCTGCTCAGCCTTGGTGGCGCTCATGAACGCACCGCCAGTGCGGCGAGGACGTGACCCTGGATGGCGATGGCGCCCGAGCTGTAGGCGTTGCGGCCCTTGCGGCCGTTGCGGCGAGCTGCGCCCTCGGCGATCGCACGCACACGGCGCAGATCCTGTGCGATCTGGCCGGGCGTGCCGACGAACGTGATCGAGCTGCCGGTCCACACCGTGGCGGTCTCGTACTGGTCACCGTGGTAGCCGAGACCGTGGCTGAGCTTGGTGACTTTGAGCGTGATGACACCGTGGCCGGCGCAGTCGGGGCAGGCGATCTCGGCGCCGCCCTGGTCGATCAGGTGCGTGTCGTAGCAGGTGTCGCAGGCGGGCGTCCACGTGTCGGTGGTGCTCACGGCCGAACCCCCTCGACCCAGCCGGCGGGCAGCTTGCCGTTGTGCTTGTCGGCGAACCGCTCGGCGCGGGCGGCGCACTGCTCGGCAACCTCGCGCTCGGCGTGCTGGTGCGTGCAGTGGAAGTACTCGGACTCCCAGGCGCCGTCGCCCACGGGGCGGGACACGAGGATCGAGGCGTGGCAGTAGGTGATGACGTGCGTGTTGACGCCGCTGCGCACGTAGAGGTTGGCGGCGGTGCTCATGCCGTCACCTCGATGGCGCCCGTGCGGCGGTCGAAGTGGAGGACGTCGGCGCCCTCGCCCTTGCCCTTGCCGTTGAACACCGACCAGAGGCCGTAGTAGGCGGAGCGCTCGTCGGTCGTCCAACCGGCGCACGGGTTGGCGGCGAGCGTGGCCTCGAACAGTGCGACCTGCTCGGGCGTGGCGACGGCGCGGAACTCGGCGTCGAGCACGGCGCCGCCGGGGAACTGAGCCTTGCGGCCCTTGAACGTGGTGTTGGTCATGGGACCGATGATAGCAGCGGGTGAGGGGAGATCCACAACATCGTTGCAGATCTCCCCGTTCGAGCTGGTCACGCCTGCACCCGAGCTGCCCGGCGAGCGGCGAGCGCAGCGTCCTTCGCAGCCTTCGCAGCCGCACGCTTGACAGCCTTCGCACGAGACTCGGCGAGCGCCTTCCAGAACGCCTCCTCGCCCTCGTTGAGGAGCACGGCGGTGACGGCCGGCGACAGGCGCTGCTCGTCGGTCCACGCAACCGGCGCGTCGGGCCAGCAGACCGAGCACAGGGACGGGCCGAGAGCCTCCACGAGCGCCTCGTGCGAGCGACCCGAGCAGCTCGGCAACAGAGCGAACGTCGTGTCGCTGCGGCCCTTGTTGCACGTGTGGCAGCGGGTCGAGCTGTGCACGAGGCCGGCCGAGCTGGTCACGAGGAAGTAGCGCTGCCAGCCGGTGTAGTTGGCCTCGTGGAGGTTGAGTGCCTGAGCGGCGGCGAGGTGGGCGTCGATCGCCTCGGTGAGCTTCTCCCGGTAGTTGACGAACGTGCGGGTCTCCCACGGCTGGGCGGCAGCCTCGGCGGCGTCGAAGTCAGCGATGACCTCGGTCCACGTGCGCACGTCGTTGCGGCTGTAGTTGCGGGTGCGGGGGGCGCTGATCGAGCGCCACCAGCCACGCACGGTGGCGAGGCGAGCCTCGGCGGTGTACAGGGCGCCCCACAGGGCGAGCATCTGCTCGTCGTGGGCCTGCTCGGGGGTGGTGATGATGTTGGTGGTCACGCCGCCATGATAGCAGCGATCATTCAACGTCGTGCAGCATCTACCAGGATTCGTTCGTGCATCTCGCTGTCGAGCTGATCGAGGATCCCGCCGAGCGGGAGCACGTTGAGCATCGAGCGCTGGGAGCGCACGAGGTCGACCAGCTCGTCCTGCGAGCACAGGCGCACGTCGCGGCCCGACATCACGAGCGTGAGGTTGCGCACGTCGAGATCCTGATGACGCTGCAGCACGAGCATCGCCGTGCGCACTGCCGACAGTGCGATGTTCGCATCGAGCATCGCCTTGACGATGCACAGGTCGATCAGGTCGCGGTGGCTGTAGCTCCGACGTGAGCCGCTGCCGTGCGCCTCTGCTGCGCTCGGACTGATCAGTTCGGTGCGGTCCCAATAGTCGAGCTGGCGATAGCTGATGCCAGCAATGCGGGCAGCCTCCGTAGCCGTGTAGCTCATGCACGGGATGGTATCACGAGACGTTCAACGGAAAGCCGCATCATCGGCCCATCTCAGGGTCGAATCCACGCCTGTCGTCGACCCTGTGATTGCCCTCAGTCAGCTCTCGACGACGCACCGGCTTGTGTGTGTTGGTGACCACGATGAGTCGCGACGGTGTCTGTGTCGTGGCCGGTGTGGGTACCGGCGGTGTTGTGCGTTCGACGCGCACCGTCCTCTCGACGCGCTGCGTCACTGGTGCTGGTGCCGGTTGCGGCGCCGGCACGAACGCCGGCTGGGCCGGCGCAGCCAGTCGAGCTGCCTTCTCGGCACGCACGTTCTGCACGCCATCGATGACGATGCCAACGATCAGACCGACGAAGACCACGGCCCACACGTACGACCACACGGTCCACGGTGAGCGGTGATTCTCGGAGGCGTGGTAGTCGAGCGTGAACGCCCACAGCACGGCCGTGACGGCCATCCCGATCAGGTAGATCCTGACTCGGGGTGGCACGACACAGAGGATGCCGACGGCGGCGGCGCCAACCACGAGGTGGTTGACGTCGCGCTTGAACTCGCCGTACCCGTCGCTCACTTCCTGGCGACCGTGGTCACCAGGAACGGAGCGCTCACCTTCTCCCCGATGACGGCATCGATCTCGTCGGTGCTGCGACCGAGCTGCACGAGCGCCCGGTAGCCGGCGACATCGAACACGGTCTTGGTGAGGCTCTTGAAGTTGGTGCGGCTGGCCACGTCGCGCAGCGTGTCGACGTCGGCGATGAGGTCGACGCGCTGAGTCACGGTCACCTTGCCGCCCTCGCGGACGATCTCGGTGCCGACCGGCGCGAGCGCCAGCAGGTCAGTCTGCAGGAGCTTCAACGCCTTCTCGGCGATGGCCAGCTCGGCCTTACGGGCGAGGATCTCGTCGGCGAGATTCTCGATGGTGGTGGACTTGGTGGTCTTCACGGTGTTCATTCTTTCAGTGTCGTTGATGGGTGTCACAGAGTTGTTGCGGATCAGCCGCGGGACTCAGCGGCGAGTCGTGCTCGCAGCTCAGCCTTGATGCGGCGGGCGGTGTCGCCCTTCCACGTGCGGGAGTTGCCGATGAACCGGAGCACGATCTCGTCGGCGCGGTCGGCGCCGTAGTAGGTCGTGCGGAGCAGCTCGTCGGTGCTGTCGAGTGTGAGCATCGCCCGCAGGTAGGGCACGGCGCCGAACCACACCGGGCGCCAGTCGGCGGCGATCTCGGCAGCGATGACGGAGAGAGGCCGCGGTGCGACCTTCTCCACGCCACCGATGCCCTCATGGCACTTGCCGGCCTTGACCAGTGAGGGGTGCACCGAATCGCACTCGGTGCACTGGTAGAGGACGGTGCTCACTTGACCAGCTCCACGGTGTGGATCACGAGGCCGTACTTGTCGGCGCCGTAGCGGTTGCCGTACGTGTCGGTCTGGTACTCGGAGCGAGTGACCCAGCCGATGAACTTCGCCGTGTTGGGGCCGGAGTCGTAGTTGAGCACGCTCTCGACCCAGCCGTCGTAGTGCTCGCGCTCACCGATGCCGTCGGCCTGAGTCGACAGCAGTGTGGCGAGGTGCGTGCCGTTGTCGCCGACGCTGTAGGTGAACTCGAACTGAGCGCCCGGTTCGAGGTTCTGCACGTTGCGCAGGATGGTCTCGTAGTCGAGCACGACGTCGGCCTGGTAGTTGGTGATCCGGCCGAAGGCGTTGGTCGCCTTCCAGATCGCCGTGCAGAGCCGGCGAGCGACGGTCGGGCTGTCGGTCCAGCCGCCGGCTGCGTTGGCGTCCTCGAACAGTGGGGCTGGCTTGATGGTGGTCACGGTGGTGGTCTCCTCGGTGGTGGGTGTGGGTGTGGGGATCTGGACGGGGAGGGCGCGGCCGGGGCACGCACGGCGGTGGGCGCCGATGCCCAACCCGCTGCCCCAAATGCGCTTGCCGCACGCCGTGCAGGCGAGCCTGTACTGCGAGGTGTGGCGCTTGTGCTTCGCACGCCACTCGGCGTTCTCCTCGTGGGTGGCGGTGACGTAGCGGAACCCGTCGGGCGCCTGGGACTGAGTGCGGATGCCGGCCATCACTTCACCGTCTTCGTGAAGTTGACGATCGTGCCGATCCATGACTCGGGCGTGCCGTGCTGAGCGACGGGGGCGGTCGAGTCGACCTTGCGCGCCTGCAGCCACGACTCGGCGGCGTAGCGGTGCTTGAAGACGACGACGACGTGGCCGTTGCGGTACCCGAGCCATTCCTGGCCCGTCTTCACGGTGTAGGTCTTGATGATGATGAGGTTGGTCACGGTGTGGAGCATAGCAGCAGATGTTGAACGTCGTGCAACAACTCAGAGAGCGATCGGGCCGGATGTCGAGCTGGTGCTCGGGGCGAACAACGGCCGACCGACCTGAGCGTCGAACAGCTCGGCCGGCCACACGGGCGTGGTGCGTGCGAGCGGCAGGATCTCGACCGACAGCTTCGAGCTGGTGAAGCCGGCCACGAGCGCCTCGGCCCACTCGTTGCCGTAGGCGAGGCGCACGAGCCACACGTAGCGGGCGCGCCACTCGGGGCCGTGGCCATCGGCGGTGACGAGGTGAGCCATCTCGTGTGGCACTGCGAAGCGCCACGAGCCGGCGACCTTGTAGGAGATCCGGCGGAACGCCTGGGCGTAGTCGCACGGGCCGGTGTTGTAGGTGATCTCGATCGACCGGGTGCCGTAGATGAGCTGCCACTCGGGCGTGGCCTCCAACTCCCTGGTCTGTGTGACCAGGGAGCCGAACCCAGCCTGCTCGCCGAGCAGCGTGTGGAAGAACGCATGCTGCTCGGCGCCATAGCTGGCGCTCTTGGAGTAGTCCCGGCTCATCGCGACAGCGCCCTCGTGCCCGAGCCGACGCGGTTGCGGCCACCGCTGAGATCGGCGTTGCGAGCGGCGATGGCGCCGTTGGCCCGACCGTTCGAGCTGCGCCCGGTGGAGTGTCCGACGGTGCGCAGCCGCTTCGTCTTCATGAACGACTCGACCTGACGCCTGCGCTCGACGAGCACCAGCTCGGCTCCGACCACACGCTGCTCGGCAGCCTCGGTGGTGCTGCCGGCGGCGGCGTGCACCACGGCCTCATCACGTGCGAGCCTGGTGCTCTCGGTGAGGCGCTTGCCGATCTCCTGGGTGTAGCCGGCGACGAACGAGCGCCGGTAGTCCTTCGTGACTGCGATCGAGCGCGACTTGAACTGTGCCGCCTGCGCCACGGCGTCGGAGAGCAGGAAGTTGGCGAGGCGCTTGACCCGCTCGAAGTCCGAGCGGAACCCGCTGATGCGCACGTTGTACGTCATCCCCGAGCTGCGCCACCAGACGCGGCAGTCGTACGCACGAGCGACCTCGGCGATCAGGCTGGCGTGCAGCAGGCCGTAGGCGCCTGTGAGCTGTCCGTACTCGTGGTCGGTCAGCTCGTCGGTCTCGTCGAGATCGAGCATCGCCGACTCGATGCGGTGCTGAGCCATCAGCGCGAGAGCCTTCGCCTCGGCGACAGCCTTCTCGGCCGGCGGTGTGTTCGGGTGGTTGGCCCGGATCCAGATCTTGCGGATCTTCGAGAGCAGGATGTCCAGCTCGAAGTTGGTGGTGGTGTTGGTCATGCGCCCGAGTATAGCAGGTCGTGAAACGTCGTTGAGCAACCAGTCACGACTCTTCGTTGAATATCTCTCGATTCGTGTGCACTGCGCCGGCACGAGCTGGCCCTTGTGGCGCCTGGGCCAACGCCCACAACGAGAGCGGCCCTGTTGCGCCAGGATCGACGCAACAGGGCCGGGTGGTGTGATCGGTGCTCAGAGGCGCTTGCGTCGCTCTACGGGCCACACAGGCACCAATGGTGGCACGTCGTTGAATGTCTCAGCGTTTGCAGACCGAGACGAAGGCGACGATGACGATCGTCATGCAGATGACTCCGAGCGCCACTACGCCCACCCGTGGTCGATCAAGTACTTGTCGACGAGCCGGAGCTGTCGCTGCGCTTTCGCCAGGTCCGCTTTCAGCTTGGTGATGTTGTCGTCGAGACGGCCGGCGAGCGCCTGCACCGCATCCTCCTCGGTTCGATGGATCGAGTCGGGCAACACGTGCTGGTTGAAGCTGCCGTCCTTCACGACGACGCGCTTGGCCGTCTCGATGCCGTCTAGTTCCTCGACGGTCAGCATGTCTTCGCGTTGGGTCCACCGCGGGAAGTAGGCACGCCACACCTTGACGGCGGTGCCCATCACTCCTCCCCGTAGTCGAGGAACGCATCGAGATGCAGCTCCTCGATGATCGATCCGGCCGTCTTCGTGATGCCGTTCGGCATCTCGATCTCGACGTCCCACTCCTCGTCGTTGCCCAGCTCGATCGCACGCAGTGCAGTCGGGATGAACACCGCGTTGATCGGCGGGTAGTGGTTGCTCGACAGGTGCCACGAGAGCGCCTGTCGTAGTCCGAGCTGACCGTCGTTGACGGCGCCGGCCATGCCTTGTGCTCCGAGCGCACCCATCACTCACCACCGCTCGTGACGTTCTCGTCGGCGAGGTCGTAGACCCGGAAGGTCTTGCGACCGTCACGTGACCCGCCGACCTCCACGGCCTTCGGATCGACCTGGCCGTAGTTGACTCGCGCCCAATGCTCGGCGTGGGCGGTGTTGTCGCCCACGATCTCGGTGTACGGACCCTTCATGACTTCTCCTCCTCGTACCCGTCGAACCAACGGGCGCCGTGTGTGTCGTCGCGCCGGCAGTGTGCCTGCGCCTGCTCCAACGTCAGACCGCGGACGATGGTCTCACGGTCCTTGTTGGCGTCTTGGTAGAACCGGATGATGCTGTACGTGCTCATGACGTGATGCCTCCCGCCGCCTTGATGAACCGGTCCTTGTTGAACTTCGGGTTGTCCTCTTCCATCAGGTTGGCGAGGCAACCTGTGACGTAGTCGAGGGTGCAGGCGCCAACCGGCTCGCTCCCCCACAGGGAGCGGCCGGCTTTGAGCGCACGAGCGACCAGCTCGTAGTCGCGGCGCGTCATGACAACGACGCCTTGTGGTCACCGAAGTCGACGTTCTTGTAGCACGAGGCGTAGTAGGCGACCTCGCCCAGCTCGTCGCAGTACACGTTCTCCTGCACGCCCTTGACGAACACCTTGTCGCCCCGCTTCATCTCACGGGTCACGGTGTAGGTGTCGTCGGCGCGCAGGCTGATGCGCACCCGGTAACCCTGGCCAACCGGCAGCAGGACATCGACGTAGTGCTCGCCCTGCACGAGCGTGCGCAGCCAGCGCCCGCCACTGATGGCGAGGATGTTGGCGCCGACCTGGCGCACGGTCACCTGCGGGTCGATCTCGCGCTGGCTCATGACTGCGCTCCCCGCACGATCGCGAGGTGCGTCGCCCGGATGCCCGGGAACAGCTCGGTGTCGACCTTCGTGGTCTCGGCGAAGTTGGCGGCGGTGCCGGCGCAGTCGTCGCAGGCGACCTCGCCCGTGACGGTGTCCTCGAACACCGGCAGCCACTCGATGGACTGGTCGTCGGCCTCGTTCAGCGTGAACGTGACGTAGCCGACCGGGTTGCCGCACCAGTCGCACTTGGCAGCGTCGACCGTGTACTGGTTGTTGGCGTCGTTGGCGTGCAGCTCGACGAACGTGACGTCGCCGTTGGCGAGGCGCCATTCCTTCTCCCACGACCACGGCGTCTCCAAGACGTCGAGGATGTTGTCCTTGAAGAAGTTCCAGCCGCGGTTGGTGCGCAGCCACTCGGAGAGCTTGTGCAGGTTCTCGTGGCTGTCGAACCACGGTGTGTCGAAGTCGGAGCGGAGGCTCATGATGCTGTTCCTTTGGTAGTGGTGGTGGTCACGGTGCCGAGTGTAGCAGCGTCATTCAACGACGTTGCAGGACTCAGCATTCCGGCGAGGAGCCGCAGCTTGTCTGCGGCTCGCTCGTCAGAGGTTGCGCCTTGCCGGAGCTGGTAGGCAGTCCGTTCCAGCTCGGCGGCGATCGGGTTGATGAACGCTGCGCGCTCGGCGTAGTTGCCGTTCACGACTGCGCCCAATCGAGCAGTGCGTTGGTCACGCTGTCGTCGTCGATCAGCGTGCCGGCCTGACCGTCGAGCAGCTCGCCGACGACGATGGCCTTCTTGTTGAGGATGCCCACGAGCGCCTCGTCGATCGTGCTCTCACCGTTCGCAGCCACGAGAGCGTGCGAGATGACCAGCTCGGTCTGACCGATGCGATCGGCCCGTGCCTCGCACTGTGTGTAGTCGGTGGGCGTCCACGGGAACTCGGCGAACACGACCTGATTGGCGGCGGTGAGCGTGTGACCCGTGCCGCCGGCCACGATGTTGAGCACGATGACCTTGTCGTCGCCGGCCTGGAAGCGAGCCTTCGCGATCTCGACATCGGCGACCTTGTCTCCGCCCATGATCGTGCGAGCGTTGAAGTGCTCGGCGATCGCCTTGACGACGTCGGTGTGCCAGGCGAAGACGATGACCTGCTCGCCCTGGTCGACGAGGTTCTGCACGAACGAGATGACGGCGGGGATCTTCGCCAGGCCGGCGAGGCGGCGGAGCGCCCCGAGCTGCACCAGCGCCTCGGCCCGCAGGCTGCGCTCGGTCTTGTCCTCGGCGATGCGCTCGGCGTCCTCGATCGAGAACCCGTCGTCGATGGCGACCTCCTCGTGGTGGTCGAGCAGCCACGAGCGCAGGCGGTCCCGAGCTTCCTTGTACTCGATGGCGTAGCGGCCGGTCAGCTCGCAGGCGGTGGTCTGGCGAGCGACACCCTTCGGCGCCCGGTCACCCATCTGCTCGCGGACCTGATCGAACGTCAGGCGGCAGTAGCACGAGTCGAGCAGGCGGGCGTGCAGGCCGGTGAGGTTGCGAGCCTCGCGCTCCCAGCGGCCGACCTTCGGGTAGTAGTTGGCGAGGAAGTCGAGCACGCCGCCGAACAGGCCGTCGAGCACGCCCAGGATCTCTAGCTGCGGGATGGCCTCGTCGGGCGTGTTCTTGATGAACGTGCCCGAGAGCAGCAGCACGAGGGCGTCGGTGGGGAGCCACTTCGCGATCTGCTTGACAGCCTTCGTGCGCTGAGCGTCCTTCGACTTGAAGTTCTGCGACTCGTCGATCACGAGGGCGGTGAAGCCGGCGGCGACGAGCTTGCGCTCCCAATGCTTGACGACGCTGTGACCGATGATCACGACGTCGGTGTCGGGCACCTCGCCGGGCGTCTGTCCGCTCACGACGGCGGTGGAGATCTGAGGGGCGAACTGCTTGAACTCGCGGACCCAATTGAGCGTGAGGCTCGGGGGAGCGATGACCAGTGCCTTGATGGCGCCCTTGTCACGCAGCTCGATGGCCAGGGCGGTGATCGCCTGGATCGTCTTGCCGAGACCCATGCCGTGTCCGATGACGCAGCGGCGGGCGAGCGTGGCGTAGCACACGCCGGCCCGCTGGTAGGGGAACAGCTCCACGCCGGGGGCGAGCAGGCCGGTCGTATCCAGCTCGGCATCGATCGCCTTCGCGAGGGCCGTGAGGCCGGTGATGACCTCGTGGGTCTCACCCTGCAGGTGGGGGAGCACGAGGTCGGCGAACTCGCCGAGCGCCGTGCGGTAGTCGGTGGTGGTGGTGGTCACAGGCGTGAGCATAGCAGCAGTCTTTCAACGTCGTGCAACATCTCAGCGGACATTCTTCGCACGCCAGGCGGCGTCGGCAGCCGCACGAGCTGCACGACGCTCAACCTCGCGACGGTGCTCGGCAACACGCCGGTCGGCGATCGCCCGGTAGCGCTCGGCGCCGCGGTAGTTGCCGGCGCGCTCCGCCTTCGCGGCGAGCCGGTAGTACGCCGACGCCTGGCGCAGTGCGAGGGGGCGTTGCCCGCTCATGCGGACAACACCTCCCCCTGCAACAGCGCCTCGGCGATGAGGCGCTTGACCTCCGCCTTCTCCTCGGCGGAGACGACGTAGCCGATCTTGTTGCGGCAGGTCGGGCCGAACCCGGTGACCTTCGAGGTGACCTGGGTCAGATCCTCGCCGCAGCGCCCGCACACGTGCAGCTCACGAGCGAAGAGCTGCATCGACTCGGTGGTGCCGAGAGCGTGGATCGTGGCGACTGCCTTGCGCACCCACTCGTTCGAGACCACGAACTCGTTGCCTCCGCCGGCCACGAGGCGCACGATCCGCTGGCCAGCCTTGTCGGGGTTGTAGAACCCCTTGTTGGTGGCGATCGTGATGTAGGTGACGTCGGTGTTGCCGCTCGACGACGGGATGGCGTAGTTGCCGTCTTCCAGCTCGCCGACGATCTCGGACAGCTCGTGCTTGCGAGGCTCGACCTCGCCGGTCTTGCACTCACCATCGAGGTGCTCGCAGCCCCAGCCGGTGGCGCGGCTACCGGTGAGGTAGCCAGCGCCCTTGCCGACCTCGTGCCCGCACTTGATGCACTTGCCGGGGTAGGCGTTGCTGCGGCGGCTCGGGTCGCGGTTGGTGACCGGCGCGGCCGGGTCGACCTTCGGCGGGTCGACCGGGATGGTGAGCAGGCGATCGATGAGCTGGCTGGCGCCCTTGCCGGTGATCCGCTTCGACTCGATGACGAGCATGAAGGCGTCCACCCCCTCGGGCACGTGGGACGTGCGCTCTTCGAGGAGGCGGCGGAGGAAGCTGAACTGCTTGCCGGAGGCGACGGTGCTCACGCCGGCACCTCGACTCCGGCAACGGCGCACCACACCCGCACGAGGTGCAGCAGGCGCTCGGCGGAGATCCCGAACGGCCCGGACTCGTACTCGACGGCGTCGAGCAGATCCTGGCCACCCTCGTCGCAGTCGCTGAGCACTGCGAGGATGGCGTCTTCGTGGCGGTCGATCGCTCGCCCGCCGATGTTGTCGTTGGTGGTGGTGGTCACGCCGGCAATGATAGCAGGGTTGTTCAACGACGTGTCGCAACTCGTGCTGATTTCTCGGGAGATCTTCGGCCGATGTGTCATGTCTCCGAGCGTAGGTAGAGGGTGTGACAGAGTAGGGGAGTGGCAGCTACCGACCACATCGCCGTGCGCCAGTTCCGCATGCCCGGCGTGTCGAGCAGCTCGCGCCGGCACGGCACCTACTCCCTGTCGATCTACGGCAAGCCGTCGGTGTCACGGTTCGGTGTGCGCGGGCAGCAGGGCATCGCCACCAACCCGGGCGTGCCTGACTTCCGCTCCTCGCACGTCGCGGCCGAGCGCCGGCCGCGCCGTCGGGGCTAGCTCCGCCGAGCGGAGTGCCGGGTGCTCCACCCGCCGGAGGGGGGTGTGGCACGCCGGAGCAGGTCGCTCCTCGCCCCCGGCGGAGAGGGGTTGGGCGTCGCCGCTCCGACGTACCCAAGGGGGGTCACTCCAAATCGGTGATTTGAAACGGCCCCTCTGGCACGAGCGTATCCCAGGCTCTATGCTCACGAACGACGCTGCCATCGAATCATGGGGTGCTCAACATTGTCTCCGAGAGCGGGGCCGTCCGTAAGGGCGGTCCTGCTTCGCGTCTGAGCTACGTTTCGATCGATGCGACTGGTGCGTTGTTGCGACAGCTACGACGGTCGGTGGTGTCGTATCTGCGGCGCATGCCAGTGTCGGTTCCGCGCCGGCCGTAAGCACGGCTGGTCACCGAAAGGCGCCAACGACGAGTGTCCAATGCATGCCGGCGCGCACGGTCGTCTCGTGAGACTGCGCAGAGTTGAGCGCCCCCCGTCGTTGGAGGTGCCGGGGGGCGCTCGAACCTAACCGACGATCGAAGAGCGGTTCTTGCCCGATGCCTCGGCGGCGAGAACTCGCTGTTCATCCTCGGGGTGCGCATCGAGGTAGTCCTGCACCTCGGAAACGGTGTGGTCGCCGGGATCGAACTCGCCCTCTTCGGCAGCTTCCCCGTCGTCCTCTTCCCCGGTCTTGATGCCGAGATTCTGAGCGGCGATCTCCTTGGTGGCGAACTGCTCGGCCGTCGGCGGCTCGGGCCATGCCGTGCCCGACTCGGCTGCTGCGCTCATGGCGTTGCCGGTGGCGTTGTCGAGCGCCTCGTTGTCCTCGGGTCCGGGGCCGGGTTCGACATCGACGTCGGTGCCCGGCGTCGGGACGGTGGGATCGTTCGCCGCCGGCCCCATCACGGCCCGGTTGTAGGCAGCGGTGGCGTGGACCTCGTCGAGCGACTCGGCCTCGGACGTGTCGACCGGGTCGGGAGCGTTCTCGTAGTCCTGCTCACGCAGCTCGGGGCTGGTCGTGTGGGCGGGTGCCTCGGTATCGGACATGTCGTCTCCTTGTGCTCAGGCTCTGTCCCGAGCGTAGTTGGCCCCTATTCCGCAGGGGGGGTGTCGCCGTTTCGGTGATTTGAAACCGACGTACCCCGTTGACGCACCAGTCAGCCGGCGTTACTTGCTATCGACCGTGTCGGCTTCCCACGCCTCGGCAAGCACGGTGTCGCTCGGGACGGGATGCGGGAGCGCCTGAGCACCCTTGCTCATCGCTCCGCCGAAGATCTGCGAGAGGATGCCGGCGCCGCCGGCCGACTCGGTGGTCGTGATCGACAGCGTGGCGCGCTGCTCGTTCTGTCGAGCTTGCGACTCGGCCTGTGAGAAGAACCGGTCCATCTCCCGACCGAGGTGCGGATCCAGCTCGCCACCTGCAGCTTCCTCGGCGTGGCGCATGAACAGGATCCGCTGCCACTGGATCTCGTGCACGAGCTGTTGGGCGTCGCGCATCTGTCGGTTGGTGCGGATCTCGACCGGGATGGCGTACGCACAGGCGGCGTCGGTCTCGTAGCCGGGGCACGAGTGGCTGATGAAGCAGCCGTTGCACTGTCGCAGAGCGTTGATCGAGGTGCGCGCCACGTTGCCGTGCTCGGTCTCCTCGAAGTGCCCGAGCACGGGAAGCAGCACACGCTCACGTGGGCGCGCTTGCGGCCTCGCGATAGCAACACCGTTGGTCGATTCCGTCGGTGTTGCGTCAGAGTCGGGAAGAGGAGAGATAGCAAGGATCCGTTCGTACTGCTGCCACGAGAGCAGTGAGATGCGCACCATCTCGTCGACATCGCCGGCCTTCAACAGCTCGGCGTCGCCACCCATGTTGTTGATCTGGCCGACGTAGTTGTCGACGCTGGCGCTACGTGCGGTGCGTGGGAACTTGCGCACCTTCTTGCCGTCCCACACCTGGAACTCACGATGCTTCTGCGTGGCGATCCAACCTGCGACGATGGCGTCGGTGAGACAGGGGAGCGCGAGCGCATCGACCTTGCTGGTGGCGCAGTAGAGATGGACGCTCGGGTTGCGGCCGATGAAGGCGTTGAGCGGGATCTGGTTGCGCTTCTCCAACAGGTCAGCCTCATCGATGCAGACGGCGTTGTGCTCGACCATCGCTTCGAGTGCGGCATCGACGTCGACACCATCCCACAGCGGGATCGCCGTGCCCGGGAAGCGACCGCTGTACTCCATGCCTATTGCGAGCGACGTCTCATCGCCATGCGCCCGCATGATCTCCGCCGCCTTGTCGACGTCCACGGTCTGTGAGGCGTAGAACAGCGTCACGAACGGCAGTAGGTCGTCCTGAGCTACCGAGCTGTGGCCACCGCTGTTGAGCACCGGCCCCAGGTTGAACCCGACTCTGCGTACTTCGAGCTTGGCGAACCGCTTGCGGTGAGCACCGACCTCGGCACCGGAGAAGTACAGCCTCACTCGGCCGGCGCTCCCTCGGACCACAGGCGCACGATCGGGATGCAGGGGTCTTGTCCGTCCTCGAACGCCTGCTTCTCCTCGGCGGTCATCGTGGCGCCATCGTGGGTGTCACAGACCGGCGGAGCGCAGAACCCCGACGAGACACCGATCTCGATCCACTCAGACAGCTCCATGCTCACCACCTTGTTCGGCGACGACACGCTCCCATGTCGTTCGTTGATCAGTCTCCCACTTGGCTGCTGAGTTGGGTGGTAGGTAGCGCAGGCTCGGCACTCCGAGGTCGGCCATGTGGTTGCAGTCGATGAACCGACCACCGATGAACAGCACGATCTTGGCCTGCTGCAAAGCGACGTTCTTGATCAGTCGCTCCATGCGTTGGCGGGCGTCATGACCTTCGAGATGGAGGACGTAGGAGTACTTCAAGTCGAAGTTGCGCAGCCACCGATCGACCAGGCCGGCGTTGGGCGAATCGCACGTGACCACTAACTGCTCGGCCGAGCCTTCGGCGAGGTTGTGATACCAACGCAGAGCGTGGCCGTCAGGCTCGCAATTGGGAACATCGTGGGTGGAGTCACAGAACAGTGCATCAGCGTGGATGACGATGACTGCTGCCATCAGTTGTAGCCGCGCCGTGCGATCGACACGTTCACCTCATACGGGCAGTACGAGCACAGGTAGCCCTGGCGGGTGTTGAAGCGTTGGCCCTCGACCTTGATGCGCTTGCCGAGCCACTTGGAGTCGTCGTGGTAGTCGATGCACTTCTTGTCCGGGTACTCAGGGCGCTTGTGCTTGACGAAGCACTTCTGCGCATCGTCGACCAGCTCGTCCTTCAAGGCGAAGACCTCGACACCGACCTTGGCCAGCTCAGCGCGCACCTGCTCGACCTCGTTGGCGACGGTGACCCCTACACCGTCGAGCCGGCCACCAGTCACCTCGATCTCACGGCCCTCGAACGGGAACACACGGCCACCGGGGTGGGCGTTGCGGGTGGTCCCCGGCTCGACAGTCGTGTCGAGACCGTGCCCATGGCGCTCCACCCAGTTGTCGAGCAGGTGGTCGCTGACCGGATCACCGTCCTCGTTGAAGCCACCGTCGTAGTCGTCGAGCTTGCTCAGGGTCTTGCACGAGTAGCAGAAGGCGAGCCGCATCTACTCAGCGTAGACGTTCAGCGACGCTACGGGATCTCCCCGGTCAGCCGGCGGTCCTTCTCACGATCGTGGGCGTCAGGATCCTCGTTCATGGCCACGCCCTCGAAGTTGGGCTTGACCTTGTTCCACTTCGGGTCGGACGGCCCGACGAACGCATGATGCGCCATCGAACGGGCGAGCGCCTCGAACTCCGGCCCCGAGTAGCGAGGAAGTCGGCCGCGGATCGTCACAGCGGATCGATGACTTCGTGCTTGCCGACGCGGATGGGGGCAAGAGCGTTGACGGCGCTCGGCAGTGCGCTACGGATCCGATCGAGATCGCCGTAGGTCGTACCGAGGTTGCCGTACCACACGTCCTGGTCGAGGCACTCGGCGCGAGCCATCGTCTCTTCCATCTCGGCGCCGGTCGCGTTGGGGCGCAGGAAGCGCAGCCGGCCCTCGACGGCCCCGATGCGCATGTCGTCGTTCATCGACCGGTTGCTGTTGATGGCCATGACCAAACGCTACTCCCGGGGTGCTACAGCACGGGTCACAGCCAGCGGTCCTTCATCTTGGTCGACTGTTCATCGTCCCCCGCCGCCCTGACGTAACCGTGGAGCTTGTCGACCCTGAACCCTGTCTTGGAACTCTTGAACAGTCCCCCGCCCTTCGTCGTCTTGGCATCGGGGGAACTCACCTCGTACACGGGCACGAACAGCGGTAGCTGCGTCCCAAACGGCCCCCTGTTGGCTTTGGCGATCCCGAAGAGAGCAGCATCGTTCCGGTCATTGGAGGCGTAGGCCACCGGCTTGTCGCCGTGCGTCGGGTTCACGGTGTCGCCCTCGGCGAACCAGTGCGGACTCCCGTGGTAGAGCTTCTTCATCTGCTCGCCGAGGTGGTCGGTGGCGCTCACAGCTCGTACTTGCCGCCGACGAGAGCATTGCGTTGGAACCCTCCATCGTTCCCCCCGAGGCCGTTGGGGGATGACGGCGGCGGGGGGACGATGCGTGGGCCGGAAGTCCACGAACGGTAGGTCGGCGCCCAACGATCTGTCTGCAGCACATCGGTGATCGTCAACGGCATGCGGTCGTACCCGTACTTCGGCGGCATCAGTTGCTGCGGCACCGGAGGGGCGCGCTGCAGGATGATGTCGGCCGGCGTGGTAGCGGCGGTGAGCACCTCGTCGGTGGCGTACTCGCTCTGTAGCTGGAACGGGTTCGGGTACTGCGAGCGCTGTAGAGAGGCGTTGGCTCCCGGGGAGAACGAGGTCGGCATCAGGTGTACCCCGGCCGCTGGATCAGCACGTCCTTCTTCGTCGGGTGCGGCATGTACTTGGCCTCGTGCGTGTTCGTCCAGTGCTCGACCGGCATCAGCCGATCGGGGTCGATCTCGCCGAGCACGGCGATGCGGTGCTGTCCGCCGGCCACCATCGGCTTGCGCTCGCCACTGAGCGGGTTGGGGCTAACGCCGAGCGGGATCGTCGGCACCTCGCCACCAGTCTGCAGGTGCTCGACCAACGACTTCTCGTAGTCCAACGGCTTGTCGATGTGACGCTGGATCTGCTCGGGCGTGGCGAGAGCGTTGGCCTTGTACAACCGGATGCGATGCGCCTTCTCGTCCTCGGGGGACATGGCCCCTTCCTGAGCCTTGCGCTGCCACATCTCGTTGTTGGTCTCGATCGGCGGCGGCTTGCGCTCGAAGGTGCGCTCGAAGTAGCGCATCCCCGTCGCTGGTTCACGCATGGGCGTGTTGAGCCGATGGTCGGTCGTCATCTGGCGCATCGTCGACTCGCCAGCCCGCGGGTCGTCCTCACCGGGTGGCTGCACCTTGCCGTGCACGAAGTAGTCGGTGCCCTTGTACATCCGGTCGCCCTCGGCCGGTGCGTACTGCTGCTGGATCTCACGGGCCGACATCAGCATCTGCAGTTGGCGCTCGTGCGGGTGCCGGCGGTAGTCGCCGACCTCGGGGCGGATGCTCTGTGTCTCGCTGTAGTGCTTCGAGACCCGCACGTCGCGGAACGTGAGCGTGCGTGGGTAGCCGACGTCGCCCTTCGGCTCCATCGGCTTGTGGACGTCGGCCCACTCGGTCATCTTGGCCGGCCCCTCGGGCGGATCGAACAATTGAAACTGCTCTCCGAGATCTGGCATCACGGCGACCAGTTCGGCAGCATCCGCCGCAGCGTCGCCTGGCGCTCGGGGTCGGGTTGCACGGGCGTGCCGGTGTCGGGGCGACCGGTCATGTGGTTGTAGTCGCGAGTGTTCGGGTTGCCGCGGTTGGTGAGCTGCAACGGCAGGATGGCGTAGGCAGCCGAGACGAAGCGCAGTCCGGTCGTCGCCTCGTTGTCGATGGCGCTCATGAGGTTGAACTCCTCGGGCCAGAGGTAGTCGCTCATGTCGAGCCTGGTGTCCTTGTGCACGCCGCGGTCGTAGGGGCGCTGGTTGCGCCACACGGCGTTGCGCAGCTTGTCACCGCGCCGTCCCCCGACAGTCCCCAAGTAACCGTCGGGGTACGACGCCTCCGGCGTCTGTCGCCAGTTGGATCGCGCAGCGTCGAGTGCATCGCGGAACGACGGGTTCGGCCCCGGCCCGTAGGCGCCGAGACCGAGCGACACTTCCTGCATCGAGAACCAGTTGTTGATGGTCTGCTGAGCTGTGTGGGGACCAGGCATCACTCAGTCGTCGGCTTCCAGAGTGGGTTGCGGACCTGCTGGCGCTGGAACTCCTCGGACTCGACCTCGATGCCCTGGTCGTGCCAGAACTCCGACTGCCTGTCTTGGCCCTCGTCGAGAATGTCGCCGCGCTCGATCGACGGGTTGCCGACACCGACCTGATACGGCGCTCCCATGCCCACGGGGCGGATGTTGCCCATCCCGCTGCTCAGTGCACCGGGCCGGCGACGCATCTCGTCGATGGAACGGCGCGAGCGCCAGTAACCCTGTGAGGCGGTGTCCGTACCGAGTGAGACCCGCGCCGGGTCAGCGCTTTGGGCGTAGTAGTCCATGCGTGAGCGGATCATCGCTACCCCCTACGGATACGGGCCGTCGAGACCCTCGGAGATACGCAGGTTGGTGATGTTGGTGTTGACCGTGCCGGCGTTGGTTGCCAGGTAGGTCGTCTGCGCCTCCTGCGTGAGCACGGCGTGGATGCCGGGGTCGTCGGAGAGGATGTCCTGCGCCGCCGCCTGGGCGAGCGTCAGCGTGGCGTAGTGGGTCGAGATCACGTTCCCCGAGGCGTCGGGATAGCTGTTGACCCAGCCGTTGCCGTCGAGCTGATGCTGTTGCGAGTCAAAGCCTGTCGTGACAGCCGAAGCCATGAAGCCAGGCTAGTCCGGGGGGGTATTGGGGCGGAGCTTCACCGTTCGCTTGGGCGGTGGCGGGTAGAGCCGTTCGATCAGGTCGAGCCACAGACGCGCCGGCATCACGGCGTACCAGTCGTCCACGTCGGCGCTGCGTGCCTTCTTGATGATCGCCACGCCGGTCTCGGCATGGCTGTTGGCGATCTCGGCGATGGTCTCGTTGACGTGCGAGCTGATGTGTGTGATCGCACCCTGCCCACCCTTCACCTCGATGCACACCGGGTACCCGTCGCCCATGTGCACGTCGCCGACGTCGAGCGCACCCTCCTGGCGGAGCTTCTTGGCGTAGCGGTAGCCGCGGCGGATCAGCCAGCGTTGCACCTTGGTCTCGGCGTCGGTGCCGGCGCGCCGCGGCTTGTTAGTCACCCGGCATGTCGTCCGGTGTGCTCGGGCGTATGTCCTCACCATCGATCGCAACGATCCCCGACGGGGAGATGAACGACGTTGCGTTGACGATGGCAGTGAGGTTGTTGGTAGCTATGTCGTGTTGTACTGGATCAGCCTGCATGCAAGGGAAGCAGACGTCCTGACCATGCTCACCGTACGGTCTGGTCTCCTTCTCCTCGTTGCAGACGTAGCAACGCTTCACGGGCCGTAGCGCCTCCCCCCCGACTCGGCGATCGTCGTGCGTCGTGTCAGCTCCCGTGAGAGCGCCTTGGCGTTGCGATCGCAGTTACCAAACTTTGCTTCAAGCAGCTTGCGCACGTTCTTGAACGTTCGCAACCGCAACCGTAGTTCGTGCATCCCGTCGGAGATCTCCGCCGAGGCCCGGTCGCGGTAGAGGCTGTCGCCGAGAGCGATGTGCTCGCTCTTCAACTCCAACATCTTGTCTTCGTACTCTTCCTCGACGAGGTTGGCCTTCACTGCTTCGACGGCGAGGAAGTCGGCCCACGAGACGAAGGTGTTGAACAACTCCATCAACTCGTCGTCGGGCATGTCGCCGACGATCACCGGCATGTCGGGGATCGGGATGTTGGGTTGGCGCGGGTCGGCGTAGCCGTCGAGCGTGCGTGGTTGGTTTCTGATGAGTCTCATGTCCAGCACACCTCCCGGTACGGACAGACGGCGCAGTGCTTGTTGGTGGGGCCGTCAGCCCACTCCGGCCGGCGCACCGATCGCTGCTTGTCGATCGCCTCGACCACCTGCCGGGCGCCGACGAGGATGTGCTCGATCGCCTCGGGCTGGTAGCCGATCGTGAACGCCTTGACGTCCTGGTTGCCCTTGAACTCGTAGATGAAGATGATGTCGGCGACGTCGACCCCATCGGTGCGCAGGATGTGCAGGTACAGCGTCGCCTGTCTGATGTGCACGGGGAACGGTGCGCGGATCGACGACCACAGTTGGTTCAGATCGATGCGCTTCTCCCGGTATGGCAGGTACAGCTTGGGCGCTTCCAGCTCGATCGTGCGCAGGTACATCGACTTGATCTCGATGAGCCGCTTGCGCTCCTCGAACACCACCAGCCCGTCGGCGCGGCCACGCACCATCAGGGACTCGTCCTCCAACGGCACCTCGTCGTAGATCAGGTGCGGACTGAGGCAGAACTGACACTGCTTCGGCGACTGGTCCCACCAGATGTGCCCGCAGGCCATGCACTTCCACATCCCGATGAGGATCCCCATGTCACCGAGCCAGCGCTGGTACTTGGCGTGGATCTCGTGGCCCTCGGTGAACACGTTGGCCATGCGGTGGCCGACGTCGTCGACCGGCAGTGCCGGCGTGCCGAGGATCTCGTACCACGACGAGCGCGGGCACCAGTTGGGCTTGCACGCCGACGACGGGTGGATGTACCCGTAGATGCGTGCCTCGTTGCGCTGGCTGATCTCGCCGACGACGTGACGCTGCAGGGCACCGATCAGCGGGTGCACCTTGCGGTAGCTGTCAGCTACCCAATTCGATTTCTTGGACGGAACGAGACGACGGCGACCGCCAGTAGCCGGTTTCCCTGGCGCAGGGCGAGCCGGCGTTCGCGCTTGCTCATCCCGCCCCACACCCCCTCCCATATCTCGTTGACGATCGCGTACGAGGCGCACATGCCTCTCACCTGGCATGGTGGCGAACCGTCCGTCCCGTTGCAGATGCTCTTGGCGATGGCGGTACGGCGCCGCGCCTCACGCACTGATTGGTCGTCGGGAACGAAGTACTCCGTCGTTGCAGAGTCCTTGAAGCACTTGCCGTAGGCCATCCACCAGTCGGTCTTGGCCTGGTCGAGTGGGTCCGAGAAGAAGTACGCCCACGACGACAGATCGACGTGGCCGCGGCGCGGGGGAGCCTCACTCGTCTCCTCCGAGACGGGCGTAGAAGTCACCTTCATGGAGGACTACGTAGCTCCGGCCGGCGAGATCGAACTGCAGCACGGGAACACGTCCCTCGACAGTAGCGTGCTGTCGCAACGATTCCAGGTCTGCAGCTTTGAGGGTGATGCCCTTGGTACCGCGGGTGAGCTTGTTCTCGATCAGCAGGTGCTCGTTGCGCACGTCGTTCTTGCGGCTGTGCCCGTTGCCCGAGCCGGGTGAACGTGACCCTCGGTAACGCTTGGCCGTGCGTGCTTCCTGGCGCTCCCAATCCTTCACTTGCGTACCAACCTGACCTTGGCCGGCGCCGGGTTGACGAGGTGCATCACGGCGCCGCGCAGCTCGGCCTGCAGGTCGAGATCTTCACGCACGGCGGCGAGCACCTTGTCCTTGCCGCGCCAGCGGTGCTCACCGAACACGTAGTAACCGCCACCGCCGACACCGAGCAGGTCGTAGTAGAGCGCCGTCGCCACGACATCCTCGGCGTGGTCGAACGATCCCTTCTCGAAGCCAGGTACGGCGTCGAAGTAGAAGTTGACCTCGGCGGCGCGATTCACGGGCGCCACCTTGTTCTTCAACGTGCGCAGTCGGAAACGGCCACCGACCGAGCGTGTGCCCTCCTTGATCCACTCGGTGCGTGTCATCTCGACACGCACGAAGAAGGCGAAGTTCTTGCCCTTGCCGCCCGGTGAGATGCGAGGGTCGCCCATCCCACCGACTCGGTCGCGCCACTGGTTGATGGCGAGGCCGGTGCACGGTCGGTCGACCTTGGTGTAGCTCCGGCGCATCGCCGCTGTCGCCTTGCGCACGAAGAACTTGTTGTTGATCAGTGCCGAGCGCCCGATCGACAGCTCGTTGAACTCGCGGTCATCCTCGGTGGTCGGGATCAGCGCCGGCAACGAGTCGATGATCACGAGGTCGACCATGCGGTTCTCCATGAACCGGATGGCGATGTCGTACGCCTGCTCCATGTTGTTACCGGGCACGAACTGCACACGTTCGAGATCCATGCCGAGCTGCTGGCACCACTCGAAGTTGACGGCCTCGCCTGCGATCCACAGCGTGGAGTGCTTGGGGTTGGAGCGCTGGCCGGCGATCACCGTCGACTGTGCGAGCATCGTCTTGCCGTGGCTCTCGTTGCCGATCACCTCGGACCACGAGCCGATGGGCCAGCCACCACCGAGCGCAGCGTCGTAGCTCAGCACGCCCGTGGACATGCGCTGGATGGTGCGCCCGATCATCTGGCTGCCGAGCACAACCACGTCGTCGCCGTAGACCTTGGCGATGTCGCGCATCACCTCCGCCGCTGACTTGATCGGCATCAGATGACGCGCATCGGAACGCCGGAGTCAGTCGCCTGCTGGCCGAGCTGCTCGAAGTGTCCGTTGTACCCGCAGTAGTGGCAGCGCTCCATCGGGTGGCAGCTCACGCCGTCGCGGTTCATGATCTTCGGGGCGTTGAGTCCCGTGTACATCTGCAGCGGCCCGCCGCACTTCGGACACGTGGCGGTGCCGGTCTTCTCTTCCATCGTGCCGCGCCAGGCATCCTTCAAGGCGAGGAACTGAGCGATGTCGTCGATGCGCACGCTGCTCGGGTCGAAGGGCACTGGCTGTCCCTGCGGCTGGTACTGCACGTACTGCTGCGGCACCTGTTGTGGTGGCGCCACGCCCTGCTGTGGTGGCCATGGTTGGCCGGGTTGGTAGCGCGCCACCACGGGCGCCCCGAGACGGTCGGCGAACCAGTTACCCATCGAAATCCTCCAACCTCATCGCCAGGTAGAACTTGACCAACACTTCTTGCAGGGTCATCACGGCGTAGCTCATGCCACAGTCGGGACAGACACGCTCGACGTCGTCACCCAGCTCCCCGTTGATGTCGAGGTAGCACCCCCAATCGGTGCTGCCGATCACGTCGGTGACCCACCGGGCGCGCTCGATCACATGCTCGATCACCCTGTCGGGCACCGAGTCGAGGGCGATCTGAGTGGCGTCGAACTGTGCGGTGTCGACGTCGGCCGACGCCGCCGGCATCCCCGACATGGCACACACGTGCTGTCCGATCGGATGGAACGTGCGGTAGAGGAAGGTCCGCTTGGCCGTGGCGGTGCTCATCCCTTGGCCCAGCGATCGCCGATCGTGCCCGTGGCAACGAGTGGCACCCAGCCCTGCAGCGGAGGCTCGCCGGTACGCGGGTTGATGACGTTCTCCATCAGGGTGGTCAGCATCTTCATCCCTTCCTCGGCGTGCTCCTGTGGGCAGACGGCCACGATCTCATCGTGCACGTTGAGGACGGGAGTCAGGGGGAACCCGGTGAGTGCCAGGTGCCGGCGGATGTCCACCATGGCAAGTTTGAGCGTGTCTGCTGCTGAGCCTTGAATAATAGCATTGATGGCCTGGCGCTCTGCCCCGTTGAGGATGGAGCGGCGCCGCTTGTACTCCTCCTTGTCGTTGGTGGCGCGAGGGTTGACGGTGACCAGCTCCTCGATCCGACGGCGCCGGCCGAGCATCGTCTCGACGTACGGGTAGACGAGGTACTCGACCCTGCCGGTGGGGTCACGGCGACGCTGGCACCGACCACGGGCGAGCGCCAGCTCTCGGTTCTTCCACGGCATGATCCGCTTGAACCTCTTGAAGTACGTGTCGATGATCTGCTGGCACCGCTCGACCGGGGCGCCCGTCTGCTGGTGCAGGCGCCACGCACCACCGCCGTAGCCGATGAGGAAGTTGGGTGTCTTGCCGGCGACGGTGCGCTGTTCCTTGGTGACCTTCGTCGGGTCGATGCCGAGGATCAGTGCGGCGGTGGCGGTGTGGATGTCGTCGTCACCGAGGAACAGGTCGCGCATGGTCTCGTCCTCGGCGTACGTGCAGATGAACCGCAGCTCGATCTGGTCGTAGTCCGCAGAGATCATCACCTCGCCGCGGTCGGGGATGAACATGCCACGGATGTCGGACTCCCGTGGGATGTTCTGGATGTTGGGTGCGTAACACGACAGGCGCCCGGTCACCGTCTGGTGTTGGTTGAAGCTCGGGTAGAGGTAGCCGTCGTGGAGCTTGGTACTCAGCCCCACGAAGTACGTGCCGATCAGCTTGGCCTCGGCTGCGTAGTCGAGCATCAACTGCGCTGCCTCGCCGGCCGGCCCCTCCTCTTCCTTGACGAGCGCGAGCGCCTTGGCGTCGACACTGATGGCGTTGGTCTTCTTGGTGCGGGTGATCGTCTGCGCACCGAGGTGGTCGTAGAGCAGCGACGCCTTCTGTGCTGTGGCGTTGGGGTTGAAGTCGACCGGCGCCCCGTAGTCAGTGATCAGTTGGTCGCGGATCAACGTGGCCTTGGCCTCGGCCTCGCTGCGCAGCCGAGCCATCACCTCGGTGTCGATCTTGACGCCGTGGATCTCCTGCTGGCGCAGCGACTGCGCCACCTCCATCTCGAACTCGAACAGCTCCCAATACACAGGGTTGCGGCGCAGCTTGCGCTCGGCCTCGACCCACAGCAGCCACGTGAACCGTGCGTCCTGCTCGGCGTACCGCGTCGCCTGGGCGAAGCTGATGTTGTCCATCCCGACCTTGCCGAGCTTGTCGTAGCGGTGGTCGAGCTTCTCCTTGACGAAGTTCTCCAAGTCCCAGCCCTTGAAGGCGTTCTCGTCGAGGATGTGCAGCGCCACCTGTAGTTCACCCCACGGCCCGGGGACCAACTCGCCGTAGTACTTGACCAACGAGCGGATGTCGAAGCGGAGGTTCTGGTTGATCTTGCGGCGGTCGCTGAACATCAGCGGCTGCAGGATCTCGCAGGCGTCCATGATGTCGAGCTGCGGTGGTGGCGGGCCGAACTCCGCCGGCATGGCGCGAGGCACGTGCGCCTTCGATTCCTTGCCGGTACTGGTGTACCGCTTCGGGTGTCCTTCGGGGTACGCCTCGGTGACGGGGATGCTGCGTGTCCCTGCCGGCACGAGCAGCTCACCGTTCGGGTGGCCACACGCAACCGCATCGCTGCGGCCGAGCGTGGCCAACCCGAACCACACAACGTTGTTGAGCCGTTCGTCGGTGGCGCGCAGGTCGTACTCGGCGAGCCATGCCTTGTCGTCGACCGTGCGGTCGGCGGGGGACAAGTCACGCAGCCATCGAGCACGTGCCTTGTCGGCGTCGGTCGGTCGGTACACCGTCTCCAAGTCGAAGACGAATGCGTCGCGCCGTTGGTACTCCCGTACTAGCTCACGTAACTCGGAGGGTGTGGTGACGAGCACGGCTATTCATCTTCACCCTCGCCGGCCGCGATCTCCCGTGCCACCTTGCGCATCTCTGCCTTGGAGGAGAACTCCTTGCTGGCGAACTCGGGGGTGAATCGCGACAGCGCCTCCAACTCCTCCTCGCTCGGCACGTAGTACTTCGGGTAGTCCTCGGCGATGTCCGACGGCGTGCGCACGTAGTCGAACGTGTACTCGGTGTCGAAGCCGGCGCCGACGCGGCGGAAGTAATAGAACTTGCGGTCGAGCGGGCCGTGCTTGGAGTCGTTGTGGGCGATGAGCTTCTTCAACGTCTTCGGGCTGACGTTCAACGACATCACGATCGGATCTTCCTCGGAGAGCACAGCGACGTTGAACCGCGACTCCTTCTGGTAGTCCATCGAGTAGGCGCAGAACGGGCAGCCGTTCTTGGTGTTGTCCTTCTCGTTGGGGTCACCGATGCACGGGTAGGCGCGCTTGCCCTTGCGCTGCAACCAGTGGATCCGCAGCGATGCGTACGGCTTGTCTTCGAGGAAGCGAATCACCTCCTCGTCACCATCCTTCAACTTCAACTGGTTGGCGAACTCGGATGACGTGGCGACACGTTGGGCCTCGCCCCAGCCACCGGTGACGTGCGGCTTGGCGCCCGGCTCGTCGTCGTCGTCATCGTCGGCGACGGCGCGGCGCGCACGTGGCGCTGTGACGATGCCGGTGTCGTCATCGTCGTCGTCGTCGTAGCGAGGGCGTGGCGCCGCAGCCTTCTTGGCCGGCGCCGCCTTCTTGGCAGCAGTCTTCTTGGCCGGGACTGCTCCCGGCCTCACGAACGTGACCATTGGATGTTGCTCCCCATTGTCTAGGTGGGTGGACTCACAACGACTTCCAGACCGACCACACGAGGCGTGTGAACTCGGACCAGTTGCCGGTGCGACTGTCGGCAGGATCATAGACCTTCGCAACCTTGGCGGCGGCGATGGCTGCCTCGATCTGTTCACGGCTGTACAGGCGCCGGCCCTTGGCGACGCGGCCGGCGAGGTTGGCCGTCGGCGGTGCCTCCTCCCGGTAGGAGGCCGGGGGGAACCAACGCTTCTGTTCCCACGACCTGATCGTCACCGGGTTGCGGTTGAGAGCCTCGGCGAGCGCACCGATGGTGAAGAACTCGAACGTGCCGGGGCGGTCCTTGCGTCCGCGCATCACCGGGTTGCGATCCCACGGGCGCCGCTCCACCGCAGGGGGGGTCTTCGGTTCGCGCCACTTTGAAACCTGCTCCATCGACGTGAGGGCGGCGCCGCCGAAGACCTTGTCGAGCACGGGGTTGCTCGGCTTGGTCATGACTGGCACTCGGGACACGTCACGTCGGTGTGCCACGCCGTGGTACGGACACGATCGTTGCGCCCGGTCACTCCGCACTTGGTGATGACGTTGCCGCTCTTGGTCTCGCGCAGCAGGTGCACGACGTCACGCCCGGGCATCCTTCACCTCTTCCTCGAACGCTGCGACGAGCCGGTCGAACGACGGCGCCTTGATGTCCTTGGCGTCTTCCCCTTTGATCACGAGGTAGAGCTGATCGACGATCGCCTGCAGCATCTCGACGACGTCCTCGATCTGTAGCTCGGGGACGCGGATGACGATGTGGCGCGACGGGTTCTCGTGGTCGGTGACACCGATCTCGATCTCCCGACCGAAGTCGACCTGGCGGACGGAGGTCTCGAAGCGACCGGCCATCACTCCCCCTTCACGATGAACGAGAACTTCTCGTGGGTGACATTGAACTCGTCGACCACCGACTGCGGCACCTTCTGCTCGTAGAGCACCTTGAAGAAGTCGTCCTCCGAGAACTCTTCGATGGTCACCTCGTGGATCACCTCGTCGCGCAGGTCGTGCTTGACCAACCACTCCTCG